GTATGGAAGTTATGCATGAAAGAAATGCACACAACTTCCCACTTGACTTAGCATCTGCTGAGACATCTGAGGTTGCACTTGTTGCTCCTTCTGTTGGTTAATCTATAACTGAATAGAATCAAAAGACCCTAAATTACTTTAGGGTCTTTTTTAATGCATGGAATTAGACGAACAGTTACAACTTGCCCATCTTCTACTTGAGGATAGGGTCTGTAGAGTTTGTAAAAAACAAAAGAATCTTTTACAATCATATTATCGTGTTCGTAAAAATATGAAATTAGCATCTTCTTATTCTTATGAATGTAAAGAATGTACTGTAAAAAGGATCGTTAAAGGTAGGAAGGAAGATATTGGTAGTTGGGCATATCCTGACTGGTAATTTGCAATATGTTAAAGGTATGCTAAAATTTTACTACCTAAATTATACATAAGAAAACTGATGGAGGCTTATGGATCCAGACGATAATCCATTCTGGGGTGAACCAACACCCACTGATCTATGGGATGATATGAAGAGACTTGATTCTCTTTATGAGGAATTGTGTTGGGATCATAACGATCTTCTTGAGTTTTGTATTGAAGGTAATAAAATAGTAATTAAAAATAAATCCAGAGAGGGAAGGTAATGAACATTTTTCTTGATACTGCTGACGTTGAATCGATTCGGAAGCATTATGAGACAGGAATAATAGATGGGGTCACAACAAACCCTACTCTTATTATGAAGAGTCACAAAGATCCTGAAGATGTATATCAGGAGTTGGCTGATATTGGTATAGAAGATATCAGTATGGAGGTGGTCGATTCTACTGTTGAGGGTATGATTGCCGAGGCAGAAAGACTAGTTGACAAGTTTGGTAATGTTGTTACCATTAAAGTTCCCTGCACTAGAGAGGGTTTACTCGCTTGTAAGCACCTTACAGACGATGGAGTGAGAGTTAATGTCACTCTTATATTTTCCCCCTCACAGGCGATTCTGGCTGCCAAGTCTGGAGCAACATATGTTTCACCATTCGTTGGTAGAGTTGATGACAATTCCTTTGGTGGGTTATGCCTTATCAAAGATATTGCTAATGTGTATCAGAAACAGGAGTGGCATGAGACTGAGATCTTAGCTGCTTCTATTAGAAATGTAAGGGATGTTGGTAGAGCATTTGAATATGGTGCTAACATATGCACTCTTCCACCAACAGTTTTTGAGAAGATGTATAAGCATGTTCTCACAGATCAAGGTCTTGATTTGTTTCAAAAAGACTATGAACAAACACTTAGAGATTTGGAGGTGACTAACTAACAATGCATGGAAATTTAGAACCCGAAGAACAAGTTATGGAAACTAAGAACTTTGCAGTCTATTCTAAAGACGGTTGCCCTTATTGTGATAAGGTAGAACAGGTAATGGAATTATCTGGTCTAAATTATGTAATTTATAAATTAGATAAGAACTTTGATAAGAAAAGTTTCTATGGTGAGTTTGGGGAAGGATCTACATTTCCTCAAGTAGTTGTAAATGGAAAGAAACTTGGTGGGTGTACTGATACGGTTAAGTATCTAAAAGAAAAACAACTGGTTTAATAAATGTCACGTAATTTCGAGGAAATATATTACGTTCTAGAGGAAGCATTTGAACTTGCTTTTAAGGGTAAGTTTGTGGTAAAATTGTATGAGTATTTTGAATCAAGAGGAGTCACTAAGGAAGAGGCAGATCAATTCTTACGTAGTTCTACTGCTAAAGAACTTGCCGATGAAGTGATAGAACTTGACGAATATATTAAAGGGGGTAATGATAGTAGTCACAAACAAATACGGGAGGCTTATCATCACATTCCCAAACCCCATGCTAGAAAGATAAGAAATTATCTTGCTAGTATGTTAGAAGATGCTGTGAGGTATAGTAATGACAGAAAAAGAGGAAGAAGAAAAAAGCATTCTAAATAAAGACAACACCGAAATCAATAGAGGTGTTGAGTTATTGTTAAGAAATAGGAGAAAACCAGACCGACCCAAGACCTTTCAGGTAAAATTTGGAAAATTGGTTTCTCTTTGGAACAGAGAAATTGTTTTTCACTTTAATTTTTATCTTGATATTAGAAAAACATAGCACTCTGGAGGTGTAGAATGGAACAGACCATAGTAACTATGACATTAACAACTGTTGTGTCATTCCTTGCACTTTTGGTAGGAGGTATGATAGGATGGATGGCAAGACAACATTCTTACGAAACTACACCTCAAATTGTTTATACTCATCCAGAAATGTTTGATGAGAATGGGAATTTATCCCCCGATGAAATTTTAGCAGTACGTTTTGAACACAATTATGACAACAACACCGAAGAAGAAGACGACGACTAAGAGAAAGGCTCCTGTTAAGAGAGTTAAACTTCCACCTAATCCTTTTATTCATGAGATCTTTGACCTTGTTAGTGAACAGAGAACAAAAGCAAAGAGAGTTGAGATACTTAAAGAATATAGAGATGATTCAGTAACTGCTGTTCTGATTTGGAATTTTGATGAGAGAGTAGTCTCTGCAGTTCCAGGTGGTGAAGTTCCTTATAAACCAAATGAAGTTCCTGTAGGAACAGATCATACTTCTTTGCGTAGAGAATGGAAGAACCTATTCCATTTTATTAAAGGTGGTAATCCATCTCTGTCATCTCTTCGTAGAGAGACAATGTTTGTTCAGATGCTTGAGGGTCTTCATCCTACAGAGGCAGAGATCATTTGTCTTGTAAAGGATAAGGATTTAAAGAAATTATATCCTAAGATTACATTTGATATTGTCAAAGAAGCATATCCCGATATAGTATGGGGAGAGCATAGAGGATCATGAGTAAGCAAGTGGAAACAGAAAAGAAAAAATCTGAACAAAATACCAAACCAGAATCTGCTTGGTCTAGTGATGAGAAGAAGCAGATTTCCACCTATGGTTGTCAACTACTCGTAGAAAATGCTACTAAAGAACAAGTAGAAGATAAGAAGGTTCCAACTGATGCTATGATTGTAACCTATAAGACAGAGGAGAAGGTTCATCAGGATCTTTGTCGTGGATCAAAGATTAATATTTTTGATCTATACTATGACAAGTTTGGTAAAGGATCTCTTATATCAATTGATTGGGGTCATGGAAATATTAAACCATCACAGTGGGGTTATAAACCACCTGAGAAAAAGAGGAGGAGAAAATCATGAAGCAGGATGATGATAACATTAGAGCTCAGATAAATGAACTTATCCGAGATGAAATACAAGATAACATAAACGATTATTTGGATGCACAGGAGGAGACTAAGAAAACTGGTCTCGGTTTTGTTTCTAAAGAAGATGAGAGTGAATTGAAAGTTAATATACCTGAGAGTGAAGTGGATAAAATTCTTAGAGATTATAAGAAAATTAAAAGGAAAGAAAAATCTAACTTGAGTCAGATAAAAAAACTTGGATTACTTGATAAAAATGGGAGACCTTTATGAACTATAAGGATGCAGGAGTTGATCTTGAAGCAGGGAGATCTTTTGTTGATGATATAAAAGACACCGTTAAATCTACCCATCGATCTGAAGTCATCGGTGGGTTTGGTGGTTTTAATGGGATGATGAGAATCCCTACTGGATATGAGAAACCTATATTAGTTTCTGGCACTGATGGTGTAGGAACTAAAATACATGTTGCTGAGTTAGAGTCAACTGGTAATCCATCTGTGATGCGTGGTATAGGGATTGACCTTGTTGCCATGTGTGTGAATGATGTAATCACTTGTGGTGCAAAACCTTTATACTTTTTGGATTATATCTGCACTTCGGATTTGAAATTGCATGGAGACTTGGTAAAGGAATTGGTTAATGGTATAGCAGAAGGATGTAAGATTTCTGGATGTAGTTTACTTGGTGGAGAGACAGCAGAACATCCAAGACGTTCATCGATGGTAGATCCTATTAAAGATATAGCAGGATTTTGCACTGGTATTGTGGAAGAGAATGAAATAATAGATGGTAGATTAATTAAAGAAGGGGATGTAGTTATTGGTATTGAGAGTAGTGGTCTTCATAGTAATGGGTATAGTTTGATTAGGGATATGCTATGGAGACATAAGATTTTTCTTAGAAAAGGTTATGAAGAAAAATGGGGTGGTGGTAAGATTAAAGATCCAAGCCCTACTCCAGAACTTCTTAATCCAACTATAATATATGCTCCATTAGTTGCAGACTTATTAGAAGAGTTTCCGATACTTGGTATGGCAAACATTACAGGTGGTGGTATTCCAGAGAATCTTCCACGTTGTATTCCTGATGGGTTAGAAGCAAGAGTTAATTATAATTCTTGGAAGATGCCAGATCTTTTTAGTAAGATTATGTTGTTAGGTGAGATCCCAGAAGAAGAAATGAAGAATGTATTTAATCTTGGTATTGGATATTGTTTAGTTGTTCCAGAAGAAGTGGTAACAGATGTGCAACTCAGGATATTTGGTCATGATTTGCAATCTTGGGTGATAGGGGATATAGTTACTACATCTAAATAAGACAAAGAATTTTTTCTTATGAGTAAGATTGACACGCAAGGGATGAGTGGCCCAGTTGATCCCAACTACAAAGGGCCAGTAAGGATGCAACCACATAAACCGATGATGATTCATCCTATGAGGTTACATACTCCAGAGGAAGTTAAAGAATTAAAGATACTACTTAATGAAGTATTAGATGAGAGGGAAGGTAAGATGGATTACATATCTTATTTTGATACCCAACACTTTAATCACCGCATTAATGAAGATGAACCAGAATACAAATCATAATTATAAGAATCCATCCAAGAAACAGGATCTTGGACACGTAGAGGCACAGGTTACTAAAGGTAAGAAGTATTATGATGAGCAGGGGTGGGAGATTTCTCCACCCATAAGTGACAGAGAATGTATCTATCGTTGTTTAGAGAACTGTGAATCACTTGCTGGGCTTGACAAGAAACAAGTACAACGATTGATGAAAGACTTTGAGACTATGAAGACAGAGTTTGTAAGGAATGAGGAGTATCCAGTATTATGAGATTAGGTGTTATGTGTTCTGGTAACGGAACCAACTTCGAGAACATAGTTACCAATCCTATATGCAATAAGCATGAAGTTGTGTTGATGATACACAACACTAAACAATGTGGTGCTGTTAAGAGAGCAGCAAAATTTGGAATTCCTCATGTAAGAGTTCCACATAAAGATGAAGATAAGATGATAGATC